AATGGGAGTTTAGAAGAGACGGTATTATTAAATTTCCTAACAATTCTACACAATCTGGCGGAGCCTTACCGCTGGCAAATCTAAAGGCAATAGTGGCAAGTAGTCCTACATGGGCAGCATTTCAAGCCAATATTGCTGCCTTATAAATATACAAAAGGATAATATATGGCATCAGTTACATCCAGAGAACAATTACGAGATTACTGTTTTCGCAGATTGGGTGCTCCTGTCATTGAAATAAATGTGGACGACGATCAAGTTGAAGATCGTATAGATGATGCTTTTCAATTCTACAGAGAGTATCACTTTGACGCAGTAGAAAAAGTATATCTAAAATATCAGATGACTGCGGAAGATGTTGCCAATCAATATATTCCATTGCCTGATGCTGTTGTCGGTGTTGAAAGAATATTTCCGTTTTCAAATAGATCAGATGGAACTAATATATTTAGTATCCGATACCAAATTCTATTAAACGACCTATATAGTTTGATGTCTACAAACTTGATTTATTACTATCAGGTTAAGCAAGAACTAGAATTAATTAATCAAATATTGGTGGGCGTAAAACCAATTCGTTTCAATAGACATATGAATCGTCTATACGTGGATATGAGTTGGCCTGAAGATGCCAATGTAGGATCATGGATTATTGTAGAATGCTGGAGAATTTTAGATCCAGATACGTATACAGATGTGTATAACGATATGTACCTTAAGCGTTACTGCACTGCTTTAATTAAAAGACAATGGGGTGAGAACTTGAAAAAGTTTCAAGGAGTTCAATTACCTGGCGGAGTAACAATTAATGCAGATCAAATCTATCAAGATGCATTAGCTGAATTAACACAAATTGAAGGCGAGATACAATCGCGCTTTGAACTACCCGTTGACTTTTTTACAGGATAATTAAGATTTTTATTAACCGGGACACATAGATGATGATAACACCTGGTCAATAGAAAGTCAATACTAAAATGGCAACAGTTAACCGTTACTTTCAATCCGGAAAATCTATAGGTAGATCCTCTGAACAGAATCTCTACGAAGATTTAATCATAGAGTCTATGAAGATTTACGGTTGGGAAGTCTATTATTTGCCCCGCAAGTCTAACAGTTTGGATAGTATTCTTACAGAAGACCCGTTAAATACTTTTGAATATGCTTATCCCATTGAGATGTATTTGGAAAACACCATGGGATTTGCAGGCGATGGAGAATTAATGTCCAAATTTGGGTTGGAAATTCGAGACACTGGTAATTTTATAGTATCTAGAAAACGATGGAAAGAGGTTGCTGGTTCTACAGAAAATACTATTTTGGAAAGACCTGCTGAAGGAGATCTAATATATTTCCCTAAATCAAGATCATTTTTTGAAATACGAAAAGTTGAAGGGCATGAACCTTTCTATCAAGTAGGTAAGTTATTTGTCTACAAAATGATGTGTGAATTATATCAGTTTTCTAACGAACGGTTTACAACAGGTGTAGACGAAATAGATTCTCTAACAAGTGAAGCTAGTTTGGTTATCGGTGATCATGAAATACTACAAGAAAATGGTGAATCCTTATTGCTAGAAATGAATGCACTTACACCTATCGTATTAGAAGATTATAGTTTATCAGATGACGGTCATGTACAGATAGGCGCAGATAATGAAAAGTTTATTGAGAATATAGATAACATACTAGACTTCTCTGAAAGAAATCCTTTTGGTGAGGTTTATCAATAATGTTAGATCAACGATTTTATTGGGGTACTATACGAAAAGCCATTGTTGCTTTTGGCTCAATGTTCAACGGTATTACTATTGAAAGAAAAGATAGTGCAGGCAATAGTATTCAAATACAAAAAGTTCCTTTATCATACTCACCTAAACAAAAATTCTTAGCTAAAATTAGACAGCAACCTAGTGTAGATGAAACTAATTTTTCAATCATTTTACCCCGTATGGGTTTTGAAATGACATCTTTGGACTATGATCCAAATAGAAAAATTAGTCCGTTACAACAAAACAGAACATTGAATAGCGCGACTACTTCAAGTTCACAATATGCACCTACACCATATAATATAAATGTATTGCTTTATATCTATGTAAAAAATCAGGATGATGGTTTACAGATTATAGAACAAATTTTACCATACTTTAATCCTGATTATAATCTTACACTTAAAGCAATACCAGAATTAGATATTAAAAATGACCTTCCAATTCTTTTAACTCAAATTCAATTTGAGGATGATTACGAAGGTGATACGACAACTCGCCGAGCAATTATTTGGACATTGTCTTTTACTATGAAATTGAATTTTTATGGCCCTGTTAGTAAACAAGGTATTATTAATCGAGTCGTTGCTAATACTTTTAGAAATGTTGATTTGACAAATCAATTGCAATCTATATCTGTTAGTGGTACAAACAATACTGCAAATGCAATACTTGCAGGTAATGTAAATTACGTAGACTCATTTACCGATTTTTGATTATGAAAAATATAGAAAAATTGAATGAACTTTTTAATATAGAACCTATGAAGGTAGATCCTACTACTGGAGAAATACTTGCTATTTCAGAAAACATTGTTCAAAATAAAGAGATGGATCAGGAAGACGATTATCAGTTAGCTCGTCAAACTATGAGAAAACTTTTATCAAAAAGCGAATCTACTTTGGATGATTTATTAGAATTATCTAAAAATTCTGAGCATCCTAGAACATATGAAGTTGCAGGACAATTTATAAAAACAATGTCTGATGTTTCAAAAGATTTATTGTTGTTACAGAAACAAGTAAAAGATTTACAGAAAGATGATCCAGTTAAAATAGGTACTCAAAATAACATGGTGTTTAATGGATCAACTGCTGATCTTTTTAAGATGCTTAAAAATGGACCATCTGAGGATAATATAATTGATCAATAAACCCACATCCTATAATGGTAATCCCAATTTAAAACAGATTGGGACACAAATGTCCTATACCTTAGATCAGGTAAAGGAAATAAGCCGTTGTATACAAGATCCAATTTATTTTATAGAAACATACTGTCAGATTGTTTCATTGGATAGAGGTCTAGTTCCATTTAAATTATACGATTGTCAAAAAGAAAAAGTAAATGTTATACTGAATAATCGTAAAGTTATTCTTATGGAAGGTCGCCAACAAGGTAAAACAATTACCGCGGCTGCGTGCATTTTATGGTATACATTATTTCAGGAAAATAAAACTGTTGCTATTCTGGCGAATAAATCATCTGCTGCCAGAGAGGTGCTTTCTAGATATGAGCTAATGTATGAGATGCTTCCTATATGGATGAAGCATGGAGTCAAGACATATAATAAGGGTGATATAGAACTTGAAAACGGATCCAAAGTATTCACTGCAGCAACGAGCTCATCTGGTATTCGAGGTAAATCTGTAAACTGGTTGTATATTGACGAAGCAGCAATTATTCCAAACAATGTTGCAGAACAATTCTTTACGTCAGTTTACCCAACAATTTCTGCGGGTGTTACCACAAAGATTCTTTTAACATCTACCCCACTTGGATATAATCATTTCTGGAAATTCTGGAACGAGGCGGAACAGGGATTAAATGGATTTACTACTATGTTTATTCCATATAGTAAAATTCCAGGCAGAGATCAGAAATGGGCGGATGAACAGCGCGCCATGTTGGGCGAGCTTAAATTTAATCAAGAAGTTTTATGTAGATTCTTAGGATCATCTAATACACTTATTAACCCTGATACTATTGGTCAGATGTCAGTTAAACCATATGTTTACTCAAAAGATGGATTAGACGTATTTGTGGAACCTGAAGAAGATCATGTTTATATGTTAGTCGCAGATACTTCTAGGGGTGTGGGTGGAGATTACTCAGCGTTTACGGTCATGGACATTACCTCGTATCCGCATTCTGTAGTAGCCAAATATAGAAACAATAAAATTAGTCCCCTTCTTTTCCCAAATATAATATATAAAGTAGCGAAAGATTATAATAAGGCCTATTGCTTGATAGAGATCAACGATAACGGGCAGCAAGTAGCAGATTCGCTCTATATGGACTTAGAATATGAAAACGTATTCTTTGTCGGAAGTAACAGTAAAACTGGACAGTATTTGTCCGGTGGGTTTAGTCAGGGCGCTACCCTAGGGGTAAGAACCACTAAACAGGTAAAACGTCTTGGTTGCACATCTTTTAAGAGTTTGGTTGAGGGTCATAAATTACTAATTCACGATCCAGATATCATTAATGAAATATCCACATTTATTGAGGTTAGAGGCACACATAAAGCAGACGAGGGATACTTTGACGATTTGGTTATGACTCTAGTTCTATTCTCATGGGCAACTAACGAATCATTCTTCAAAGATCTTACAGACACCAATTTAAGAAAAGCTCTTTACGAAGAACAATTCAAACAAATTGAAGAAAATCTTACCCCATTTGGTATTATAGATGATGGAACTCCTGAAGAAGAAAAACCGCAAATTATGACAGATGCTATTTGGTTTAACGCTTATTCAAAATCCCCAGAAGAATTACAGGAAGCTCAAAGAAAATTCCTGGAAAATGTCTAAAAGATGATAATTATAAATAAATAGAAATCATATTATAGAGAAGCATCTATAAAATTATCAAGGAGACGAAGATGGCATTTCAGCTTTCACCTGGTGTTGTAGTAACAGAAGAAGATAGAACAACAATAATTCCTTCCGTTGCGACGACTGCTGGCGCACTAGCAGGCGCTTTTCAATGGGGGCCTGTAGAACAAGTAACAACTGTAGATTCAGAAATTAATTTGGTTAGTGAATTTGCTAAACCAAATGATACTACAGCAGGTTATTTCTTTACTGCAGCAAACTTTTTATCATATGGAAATAATTTAAAATTGGTGCGAGTTGTTAATGGTAACACTGCAAGAAATGCAGTATCTACTCCATCTGGTATTATTTCTAGTGTAACGATCAATGATTATACTGCTACATTTTTAACAGCATCAAATATTTCAGTAAATTTTGATTCTCCTGTAGATTCTGACGGTATTACTGCAACAGGTAACGTTGTTCTTAACACAACGGGTAATGTAGTAAATATTATACAAACTGCTTCAGGATATGGGTATAATACTGCTCCGACAATTTCATTTACCAGTAATTCTGGTTCAGGTGCTGCTGCAACAGCAATTCTTGCATCTGGAGAAATAGGCGCAATATATGTTACAAATGCTGGAAATAATTATACTAACTCATCTAATATTGTAATTCAAAATCAAGATTCAACTGCAGCTAGTGCAAATATTGATGTACATTTTAAACTATTAGATCTTTACACTATTACATACGGTGGCAATAATTATAGTAGCCTTTCCAATGTTCAATTCTCAGGAAATCTTGTTCCTGGCGGAAATCATGCTCAAGCAACACTAGTATTAACTGGAAATGTACTGACAGGATTTGTAATTACAAATAGCGGTAATGGTTATATTGGAGCTCCAAATGTAATTATTAATAGAAACACTGCAAACGCAAATGCAGGAAATGCTGTTATTACTGCTAATATTGGATATGGTTATATCAACAAAATTACAGTATTGAATCCTGGATATGGTGGTTACTATTTTATCCCCAACGTAACAATTAATAGAAACAATACATTGGGCGGAATAACAGCTGCAGGACAAGCTAGAATTAAAGCCGGTGTAAATTCCATTAGCCTTACTAGTAACGGCTCTGGGTATATATCGAATCCAACACTAACGATTTCTCCTAATTATACTGATGTAGATTTTCTTACATCAAATGCATCAGCAATTGCTGTTGTAGGATACTTAGTTAATTCAGTTAATCTTACTAACAAAGGATTTGGTTACACAGGTTCGCCTAATGTAACAATTTTATCTGGTACTACGAGTATTTCTGCAACTCCTGTAGTTACATTATCTCCTCCAATTATTAAAAATACTGAAGATTATACTCATAATTTTTCTTCAGGCGGTTTTACAACTGGCGAATTTGCAGCAAAATATCCTGGAGCTTTAGGTAATTCTATTAAAGTTTCAATGGCAGATTCTGCAACGTATTCTACTTGGTTATATAAATCACAATTTACTGCAGCTCCAGGTACATCAGCTTACGTTTCACAAAGAAGTGGTTCGAATGATGAATTGCATATTATAGTAATAGATTCAAACGGGCAATGGTCAGGTGTTGCGGGTTCTGTGTTAGAAAAATTCTCATTCTTATCTAAAGCATCAGATGCTAAGAATCAAGATGGTTCTACAAATTACTATAAAGATATACTTGCAAATCAATCTGAATATATTTGGGCAATAGATCATCCACAGTCTACATCAAATTGGGGATCTGCATCTCAGGGTATATCATATAATACATTAACTGCAAATGTAACAACGACTTTATCTGGCGGTGTTTCTGGAGATGATGTTACGGTTGGTAATGTTTTGACAGGTTATAATTTATTCTCAAATGATGAACTTTATGACGTAAGCTTACTGTTAATGGGACCGACAACAACTGTTGCCGCAGTTAATACTGTTATAGGTATTGCTGAAGCAAGAAGAGATGCAGTTGTGTTTGTATCTCCTCCATATACAGATGTTGTTAATACAACAGGACAGGCAGATAAATTAGTTACTTATAGAAATCAATTGACAGCTTCTTCATACGCTGTTCTAGATTCTGGTTGGAAATATCAGTATGATAGATATAACGACAAGTATAGATATATTGCATTGAATGGTGATATAGGTGGTCTTGCAGCAAGAACAGATTATATTTCAGATCCTTGGTTCTCTCCGGCGGGATATACTAGAGGTGTTATTAAGAATTTAGTAAAACTTGCATATTCACCTACTAAGACCGATAGAGATACTCTATACAAGAGCGGCATTAATCCTGTAGTAACATTCCCTGGACAAGGGTCATTATTATTTGGTGATAAAACTCTATTAGCAAGACCAAGTGCATTTGATCGTATTAATGTTCGTAGATTGTTTATTGTATTAGAAAAATCAATAGCAACTGCATCAAAATTCCAGTTATTTGAATTTAACGATGCATTTACTAGAGGACAATTTAAAAATATTGTAGAACCATTCTTACGAGATGTACAAGGCCGTCGTGGTATTACAGACTTTAAAGTTGTTTGTGATGAGTCTAATAATACAGCTGCAGTTATTGATCGCAACGAATTCGTAGCCGATATTTACATTAAGCCTGCAAGATCTATTAATTTCATTCAGTTGAATTTCATAGCAACAAGAAGCGGTATTTCTTTCGAAGAAGTCGGCGCATAATAGGAGAAGTATAAATGGCAATACCATTTAATGTAGAAAGATTTAAATCTGAGCTAACTAACGGTGGAGCTAGGCCAAATCAATTCACAGTTGATTTACGGTTCCCCTCATATGTTCAGTCGGGTGCAAAAGCAGCAGCGAAAGGGTCGTTCCTAATTAATGTTGCTGAATTACCGGGGCAAACCATTGGTCTTGCTCCAGTTTATTATCGCGGTAGATTGGTAAAGATGGCGGGTGACCGCGAATTCGCACCATTCAATTGCACAATAATAAACGATTCGGGATTTGCTATTCGTACTGCACTAGAGCAATGGATGGGCGGAATTGAAGATCTTCAAAGTAAAAATGGAAGATTAAATCCTGCTCAATATCAACAAGACATGTCTGTTAAACAGCTAGATAGAAATGGTGCGATATTAAAAGAATATACTTTACGAGGTGTATTCCCAGTTGAAATAGGACCGGTAGCTTTAGACTTTGGTAGTAATGACCAATTATCTACATTCGGTGTTTCTTTCCAATATCAATCATTCACATTTAGTAGAAATCCTGCAACACAGTTAGTTGATAATTTTCTTGGTTAATTTGAAAGAGATATAAGATTATGGCAGTAAAACTATTTGGCTTTACTTTTGGAAAAGAAGAACCCTTAGATATACAGAAACAAGGCTGGGCCACACCTATTGTAGATGATGGTTCATCCACAGTTCAAGCTGGGGGTTATTTTGGTACGTATGTAGATTTAGACGCAACAACTAAATCTGAGTATGAACTTATTACTCGATATAGAGAATGTTCAATGTATGCAGATTGTAGTTCTGCTATTGATGAGATTTTAACTGAGGCCATTGCTGCAGTTGACGATGAAGATATTGTTAAGGTTAATTTAGATAAATTAGATATACCTGACGACATTAAAGATACCATTGAAGCTGAATTTGATAATATATTAAAATTGTTAGAATTTGATAATAGAGCATATGATATTTTTAGACGCTGGTATATAGATGGTAGATTGTACTACCAAAAACTTATAGATCCTAAAAATCCTAAAAGAGGTATTTTAGAATTACTACAACTTGATCCTAGAAAGATTAAGAAAGTTAGAGAAGTTAAAAAAGAAAAAGATAAAGATACCGGCGTTGATTTAATTAAATCTATAGAAGAATTCTTTATATACAATGAAAAAGGTTTAACATATAATCCTACATACTCTGCTACTGCTAATCAGGGTATAAAAATTACTACAGATTCTATTTGCTTTGTTCCTTCTGGTTTATTAGATTATGATAAAAATGTAGTTGTTGGGCAATTACATAAAGCAATTAAACCTGTTAACCAATTAAAGATGATGGAAGATTCTTTAGTAATATATAGAATTGCTAGAGCTCCCGAACGAAGAATATTTTATATTGATGTTGGTAATTTGCCAAAAATAAAAGCCGAACAATATCTAAAAGATATTATGGCAAGATATCGCAATAAGATTGTTTATGATTCTAGCACCGGCGAGATCAGAGACGATAGAAAAATGATGTCTACTCTAGAAGATTTTTGGTTGCCACGAAGAGAAGGTGGCAAGGGTACAGAAATTACTACATTGCCTGGCGGAGAAAATCTAGGACAAATTGAAGATATTAATTATTTTCAGGGTAAAGTATACCAGGCATTAAATGTTCCTATTTCTAGAATGCAGCCACAACAAGGAATTTCTTTTGGGCGTGCTACAGAGATAACAAGGGATGAGCTGAAGTTTGCTAAATATGTCGATAGATTGCGCAAAAAATTTAATGAGTTATTTAGCGATTTATTAAGAACTCAATTGATAATGAAGGGTGTCTTGACCGATAAAGATTGGTCGCAGATAAAAGAAAAGATTCAATATCGGTATGCCCAAGATCAGTATTTTGCAGAAATGAAAAATGCTGAGAACATGAGAAACAGAATAGATTTGTTGACGCAGATACAACCATTCATTGGTTCATATTTTAGTCAGCAATATGCGATGTCAGAAGTTTTGAGAATGTCTAAAAAGGACATGGACCAAATGAAAGAACAGATTGCGTCGGAACCACCACCGCCGCAAATTGGTATGCCGGGTATGCCGCCAGGACAAATGCCACCTGATCAAAATATAAATAATAATACTCAATAAGGAATTTTATGGAATCTACAGTTATTCACCACATGGTTGACGATATTATCAACGGACAACAATCAGACGCATTAACAAAGTTTAATGAAATTGTTGCACTTAAATTAGCAGATGCATTGGAAATTAAAAAAATGGAATTTGCAGCTGCAATAGGTAAAGATCAGGAAGAACATGAAGAAGTTTAAAGAACTAAGAGAACATTCTTTAGAAGAAAAACTAAAGGCATCGGATCCTGCCGGAACTTATGTTAGCGATTTTGTGCATTCCGACAATCCAAAATTTGCAGGCAAATCTAAAGCTAAACGTATTCAGATGGCACTTGCTGCATCATATGCCGCTAAAGGTAAATCTAAAAACGAAGAAGTTGAACAGCAAGATGAAGCAATGAGCCATCAAGCTGCCACTACAATGAAACATATTCCTAACCCATCTCCTGCACTAAAGAAAGCCGCAAAGGATATTAAGCCCGGAATTGCTGGTTATCGTGACC